AAGAAAATAATTCAGTAAAAGTAGCTTTACCCGCTTTTTTATCTACTGCTATCTTTTTAGCTTTCTGGAATTTAGATAATGCTGATTCAGTACCTTTTCCGAAGATAGAATCAAGTGACCCCGGATTATATCCTTCAGTGTAAAGTGCAGCCTGTAGAATCCATGTAAGATTCCCTTTTGCACCTTTTTGGACAGTGACAATTGCAGCCTTAGTTTTAGCTCCCCACTTTCCATCCACAACTAGCATTTTATTAAATTGTTTATTAAGTTCAGTTTGTAATGCTTTAATAAGGGCTGACTTAGTTTTAGGTCCAGAAATACCGTCCACAATGAGATTACATCGATACCGGCTATTTAGTGTCTTCTGAATTGAAACGACAACGTTATCTCCTTTGCCTTTGGAAGGCTTCTTACTTTCCTCATGAGATACTTCTTTTTAGGTGGCTCAGTAGCAACAGCTTCTGAACCTGACTTGAATTTCAAGGTTAGATTCGGTCTTTTGCCAGCCTGCAGCTGTGTAAAGGACAAGCCACCTGTCATTTCTAAATGTGGATAATCCTTAAAGCCTGTCCAATCTCCTCCCCATCTGAAGCCAAGTTCTTTTCCAATGGCAGCTACACGTTTCCATTTTGCATTTACCGTCCACAATGCTGTTTTTCCATCATCACTAACAAGAAAATAATCAATGGCATATCCATAATTGTGAATGGATTGTCCAGGTTTAGCTTGCGTCACTTTTGGCTTAGCTAAATTGCTATAATTTTTACCATTGTAACTATAAAGACGGCTTTGACCGTATAGTGCAGCTTGTTCTTCCATTGAGCGATAACCCGAACTTATTTGGACGTTAATCCCTTCATTATACGCACGTTTTATCATTTCTAATGCAGAGACTTTTACAACCGAATTAATCCCTACTCCCATTTTTTTAACTGATCTATCCAGTAAGGTTTGTAATGATACCTTCATTTCCATCTCTCCTTTTCATGCAAAAATAAAAAGCCACCGGAGGGCAGCTTATTTTAATCCTTGTTCTTTCAAAGCCTCTTCTTGTCCCTTTGCTTTCTTGGTTATAAGATATTGATTCTTATACACCCCATATAAAGCAAAACCAAGGGGAACTATTGCTGTAAGAAAATTAATAAATGAATTTATGGTATTTTCATTGAACCACTCAACCTGAAAGCCGAGTGATTGAAAAAATAAAAGCAGTGCACCTAGTGCACCGCCTATCATAGCTATATATTGTTTTGTTTTATCCAATTCAGACCTCTCCTTTATGTTCAATTTTATCAATACGTTTATGCGCCTGTTTGGTACTTTCATCGATTCGAATGACCGTCCCTGACAAAGTAGTCCAACGTTGATCACTAGCTTTAAGATCAATTAGAATGGAATCCAATGATTGGCCAATATTGTCTAACTTTGTACTGATGATAGCTGATTCTGTAGCATCATTTTTGACATTGCTTTTGATTTCATTTTTTCTATTTCGGATAAAAGTTAACAAGCCCAGGGCAACTCCGGTTGCCGTACACAACAAACCAATGAGTGTAATTAATAAACCCAATGAAACATTCACCTTTACACCTCCCATTAGGAAATTCTTTTTCTTACATTACCTCCTCAGTGGCCTTCTCTCGATCTTCACGCATTTTATCAATTACCTTAAAAAGGTCGATTAGACGATATTCATTTAATGGCTTGCCAACTGTGAACATGTCATCTGTACTCATCAACAAATCGTAATATTCATGTTCGATGATATGCAGCTCACTGACTACTGGTTGTTCCTCCATATCTTTAAACACTATTTTACAAACGACCATTCTATTGATTTTGTTCTCGTTAATCTCTTCCACTTCTTCCGTTACAGCCCGAATCGTTAATTGAATTTCCTTCGTCACAACAAAACTCTTGTCTACAAATCTCACAATCTGTCCCTCCCTTTACACTTCGTACCAGCTATCTTTCATCCAAATCAAATGAAGGTAACGGCGGTCCTTATTTAAAAGTAGATTTTTCTCACCATTTGTTCGTAGACGTGTGGTCCAGTTAACCTGGACCGAATGTTGACCGGAATAAAACAACGTAAGTTTCTGCCCTTCTATGATCCCGTCACGTATCGGATACTGGGCAGGCATCACGTCCCTCGATGAGGTCAATTCCACGACATGATTCTGATTGATAAGCATTTCTTCATACGACAATTTATATCCGGAAGTCATGGTGACAGGTTTATGCACGGGTTTATTTATTTCGCCTATATATCCATTGATTCGATTCTCTCCCGCGATAGGTTGGATGATAAACAAACGCGCCAGAGAATCGGTAATTCTTACGTCCGATATATTGAGGTAATCAAACGACCCTTCCCCCATACGGAAGATGTACTGGAGAATGTTGTTTGCGTCTAATCCTCTTAAGGAGAATCTCTTATTAAATCCATAACTGTTGACGATCGCATTATAAGCGTTTGTTACCTTCAACCCGTCTATTTTCAACACGGACTCATTGTCCGTCGATTCTACATTCGTGTGGCGATAAATAAAGACCCCATCTTTATACCCTCGAATATCGGTATTGTTGATGGTTAAATCATTATCCACAGGAAATAAGGAGATACCCGCATTATTACCGCTGGAAGCTTTGGAGCCATCATCATAAACGGCTGTAAAATTCTCAATAAAAGACTCTTTCACCGGACTGGAAAGCCTTATAGCATATTGATACAAAGGATCGTCTTTTTCCGTTTGGACATCACAGTCAATAATCCGGAGGCCATAATGGGTTAGTTTAGATGGATCCGGTACACCCTGTGCACTCGTCTGGAACCCATACGTCTTCCCACCGTAAGACTTACAATTGCGATACGTTTGATCACTGTCGTACCCATTATGAGACATGACGAACTGAGACGAGGTATTATTCAAGGCGTGTACATTATCCACCAATCCATCGAAAACGCCACCACAATCAACCGTATGTCGCAAGTCTGCACCAATGCCATTCTGAACAAGCATTCTCATGGTTCCTTTCATCCCTAGTACTCCATTTCCTAGACCTGCAGCAGTGGAGGCGGGCTTAGAAAAAGCAAAACCAGATAAGCTACAATCGTAGGAACTAATAAAAGAAACTGCTGCATTTACATGATTCATTACCTGGAACTGCTCTACCTTAGCTCCTCTTGTGTATTCAAACCCTACCCCTCCATTTAGAAATTCTGCATTGGTCACCGCTGGATTGATTAATGGAGAAATTCTGGTTACGTTGATTGGAGAGACCCGCTTTGGCAGACGAACAAAATCTCGAAGGGTTATGATGTTTCCCTGAACGTGTAACACCTCATGCACTTCAGAATTTATATCTGGAAGTCCGTCATAGTGCCGTACTGTATCATCCTTTAATAAAATTAAATCGCCAGCAGCTATATCTTTTACTTGGGCATTTAGACGCAACACCCTGTCTTTTCTTTTAGCAGGTGTAGAAAGAGAATAAGTGACCTCACTCATCCCCCCCTTAAAAGTAATAAGGTCACCCGTTCCTTTATTTATCAATTGGCTGCCTGAAAAGTTAAGCCAAACACCTTTGTTCAAAACCATTGGATCGAACGCGTAATCTCCTTTAGGGAATTTGATTTCTGTTCCTTCTTCAGAAACGGATACGGCATCTAAAACAGATTGGGTCGTAATCTGTCCATTGAATGAAAACTCAAATGCATTGACCGTCCCTTTTAATTTTCTCTCGGTCTGTATCAAACTTCTGTCAAAAGCGTCTCCCCTTAACCCCATGGTTTGAAAGACTTCGCCTGTCTCCCCGGAAACATGAAAATCTTTAATTTCTGTGATATCCGTGGCATCGGCAATCTGTTCATTGTATTTTTTCGTCAAGACATCCTGCCGGAATTGCGTTTGCTCGGTCAATTGGGTAGCAACTTCGGTTTCTTTATTGACAGCCTCCAATCCGTCAGCTAGGCTGCCACGGACATCTTTCCCATACACAGCCGTTTTAATCTTGTTCAAAAACCCGCTTATACTAGCCATTGTTTCCTCCTTCCAAAGCTTCCACTTTAGCGACCAGCTCATCCAAATCGACTGGATGACTGACAGTGATTAAATTAAACTTCTTTTTATCAGGTGCGCTGAAAAGCCCGTCAACCGTTTCGGTTGCGGGCTGATAAATCGGCATGTCTCCAATCACATCATTCAGTTCCTGAATAGTTATCTGTAACTGTTTGACTGACTGGTTTAGCGCATCCAAATCACTGTCTTCCAGTGTCCATTCAATGTTATTAACAGCGTCATTAACCTTGTCAATTTGTGATTTCATTCCTCCGATTGCTTGGGCTTGCCGATAGATTGTATTCTGCAGCTGTATGACGTTTTTTTGCGCTTTCGATATCTCATTCTGATATTGGGAGGCGGTCTTGAAAAGATCTCCAATAGATAGGCTGTTCGTATTGGGATGAATAATGTCGATGGTCTTTTCAACCACTCTCAGCTTTTCATCGATGCCCATAACAGGATTAATAACCGGATAGTCGTTGCCGACCTCAAAGCTTTCCAAGTCAATGCCAATCAACGATAAGTCAAGCGCAGATAGGACATATTTGACTTTGACTCGATTGTTCTCAGATATAAACTGTTTTCCCCTGGTTATGAGATTGGCTGGAAGGGTAATGTCATCCCACGTTTCGCTTTTGGCGACTACGCCATATATCTGTTTGGCCGCTTCATCCTCTATATAATCACGCCCCCCGTTCACCGATGCGATGGTTAACCGTGCCTGGCTCGCATCCACTGCCCCTTCATCTTCTGACTCAATGGATACTCCTAGCGGAATCAACCGTGTAATAATCTCACTTGGATCCGCTTCTTTTTCAATGCTCTTCAAGTTTTTAGCAAGCCGAATCTCCGTTGTCTTTTTCACACCAATTTTACTTAGGTAATCCAGGTAACGGACGCCGTTCTGTTTTCGGACCCTCAATTCCCCACCGAGCCGGTCAATGAGCTTGTCAAAGATGGAATCAAGCGTGGATTCATACCCCAAGTATCGATAGACATTATCGGTGGAATTCGTCACAGTTACTTGGCCCACTTGAAATTTTTTATCCACCTCGTCACCAGCGACCTCAGCATTATGGCAATCCACCATCACTTTAAAAAAGGCAGCAATCGTCATGTTTCTATATTCACCATGACGCTGGCAGGAATCATTCAGATACCCTAACTCCCCCTCGCACAAAAAGGATTTCATAAATTTGCCCTGATCATCCATTGACTCTGTTGGCATGAGAACACGGCCCTCGAATTCCCTTTTACCACTCTGAATATGATCCACCGTAACAAGCGTTCGCAATGGGCGTATGAGATGAAAACCTGGATTATCAGGAAGAATGGTAAATGAGAAGCTATCCGCTACATTAATGCCTTGTTTGATCTGGCCCGTCTGTACCTTAAGATCATTAAACGCTGGATGATGAATCACGGTTTCTTGTTTCCCATTCATTAACGTGACTTTGTACACTAAATCATCTCCTTTCGATAGTGGAAGGAGATGTTGCCATTTCCAATGATACGGAGATGATTAGGTCCAGGCTTCAAAACAAAATCAAAAGAGGCGGATTCACCCTTTTTAACCTGGTAGGTGACCCCCTCTTTCATAATCTGCATAGCCGCAGAAGCCTGTATGTTAGGACGAGCATGCTTAGCCCCTGGATTGTGCAAAATTGTATCTACCCTTCCTGAAACCGTGAATACAGTAGTTTGAGCATAATCCCAAAGGAAGTTAAATTCATCCCAAATGTCATGCCCCTCTTCATAATCGGCAATTTTAAATGGGTAGGCTGTAAAAGAGATGGTGAGCTTGCCTCCTACAAAATAATCTTCGTCATCCGGATTCTCTATGACTTCGGCCAAAAAATAAAAGCCTGGGAGCTTATCATCTTTCAGCTTTATTTTTTTACTTGGCGGCATCAGCCAATGCAGGATGTCTGTTTCACGCACATACAAATGGTTTCTTCCCATTTCTCCCGTGATGTTAAATACATACGTAAGCTCCCGCTCCAAATACTCTTGATCGCCATACAGGGAAGAAAAATCATACTGTGTATTGGAAAAAGGGATACTCTCCAAAATCTTGTTTTTAGAAGGATTGCCGATTTTACGGCTCTCTAGTGTAAGCCCGAAATCCCTATAACTATGTTTGCCATTGTATTCAATACCGGTCCATATCAAGTGGCCATCCTCCTTCCAGCATGATTAATTCGTTTAGCCTGGTCCTGGTCCAATAGGGAACCAACCTTTTCCCTTCCCAAATACACATCGGCCGTCTTCTCCGCGATGGCTTTTAAATAGGCCATCATTTCCGCATGATCTTTCTTGAGCAGTTGATTTTGTTTCAGTGTCGCTTCAAGCAACTGCATTAACAGGCTATTTTCTTCACTGCCAGGGCTGGATGAAACATCCGGCAGTTGGTGTGGACGCTTATTGCCCTGAATCTCTCTGCCCGCGAGAGCCAACATTTTCTGTGCAGCTGTTCTCCGTGCCGGATCTGTTGGAATCACAAACTCAGGATGACCACCTTCAGCTAATTGATAGAAGCCTTCCTTGTTTATAAGACCACCTGTGGCATAGCCATGACCATGACCGATAACTCCAAGCATTCCGCCCACGCCATATTTTCCTTTCGCATAGTTCATACCTGCCAGTAAACTGTGTAAGCCATTGAATGGATTGTTATATCCGGGGAAAGAATGTGCACTAAATGTTGGCGGGATCACCTGGACGAGGCCACGAGCAAGTTGTCCACTATAATAATTGACATCTTTGACCCCAGAACTTTGTACAGCCTTCTCATTACCGCCCGATTCAGACTTGATTTGCCTTAACCATGCATTCACATAAGCATCAGTTATCGGCAGGCCGTTCATCCCCAATGCTTTTATGACCGTTCCGCGCCATCTTTCCACACCGCTACCAACAGGAGTCTTGTCGCCACCAAATGCTCCTAACAAACCACTTCCACCAAATTCCTCCGGATTTACAGCCTGGTTGTTTCGCCTAATCTCAAAATGCAAATGATTCCCCTTTGAATGGCCTGTGTTGCCGACAGTTCCGATATTTTGCCCGTTTCTTACGCTATCACCTGTCTTGACGTTATTTTTACTGTTGTGGGCGTAAAGGTAGGACAGACCGCCACCGGCATCGATGTGAACCACATTCCCATATCCACCATAACCGGAACCTGACTTGCCAAACCCGGAAAATCGGACCACTCCACCGGATTGGGAAGGAATCGGGGTACCTGCAGGAGCTCCAAAATCTATGCCTTTATGCAGTTTCCCCCAGCGCTTACCATACCCACTCGTTTTCCGGAAGGGAGCAGGAAAGCTAAATCCTCCACCGCCTAAACTAGGAAGGATTCCTCCCACAAAATCGATGACCTTATCTTTCACCATGCCGAATGCACCTTTTGCTATCGTGCCAAAATTCCCATCCAATTTGGGAATATTAACGCCCATCGTGTTAAGAACTTTATCCATCAAACCTTTGGCTCCACCAGAAGCCCAGTCCCAGAATTGAGAGGCTTTATCTTTTAACGCACCAATTCCTGTTTTAATGGAACCGGCTGCCTTTGATCCTATATTCTTGGCACCATCCCAAGCAGCACCAGCACCCTCTTTAATCTTAGTCAGCCAACCCTTCCCATCCTTATAAGCAGGAATGGCATCTAAAAACAGCTTTGTATCTGGACCACTCATGACGGACGTAGCACGAGGCAAATTAACCAAGGCATCGGTTGCTGGTGACAAGGCGATCTTCCCGTTTGGGAAGCTTATAAGTTCAGACATTCCCCCATCACCAACTATGGCA